CACTAAATAAGTAAACAGTTTCTGAACCAGTAATACCAGTTCCTGCAGTACTAATTAATGCAGACATCCTCATACCAACTACTAACTTTGAACCTGTTCTTGTAACTGCGTCAGCCATCCAAATACCGTTAGTTTGAGTTGCTATAATATGCCCTGAACTTACTGTTCCTGCACTCATATTTACCCAACTTGATGTTGCCGCACTATGATTTGCAGTTGTTCCAGTAAGTGTTAAATCAAACTCATTAGCACCATACCCATCAGTTAAAGCAATAGCATTAATTGTTATAGCTGATTTAATAGCTCTACTTGTAGCAGCTACATAAGTTCCAGATATGCTAATACCAGTTGTACATGCTTCTTCAATACTAATTCCGGTAGTCATTGAACCACCACCAGCTGCTATCTGAATACCTTTTAAGATATTTGCTCCGTCACCTGTTACAGAATGACTATCAATATAAAGTCCAGCAGCCATTTCTGTAGATGTTGCAACTCCTTGATTTCTTATATAAATACCATATACATTAAAGTCTGCTCCATCATTAACTGTTTGCTGAGCCATTTGAATTTCTGCATAAACTGCACATAAAATACCTTTAGTATATGTACTTGTTCCAGCATCTGTTACTACTCCTCTAAGACCAGCATAAACTGCCCCTGGAGCACCAAAAGTACTTCCATCTATTGTGCTTCCTGTAGCAATATGAATTTGTCCTTGAACACCCCATCCTAAACCAGGATAACTCCCTGCTCCTGCACTTGCTGTACAGTTACCATCTAATGTAACTTTACCAGAAATTCCTATTGGACATGCTGTTCCAGTACTTGCTGGGTCATAAGTTAAGTCTGCACTAATTGCTTTATGTGCTGTTGCTCCAACTTTTGTAAATGTAGTTGTAACTAAAATACCTTTGTATCCACCAACAGCGTCAGTTTGAGTAATTAAAATTCCATTTGGAGTTGTTCCATCAATATTAATTGCTGAAGTAGCAAATGTACCACCTAAATCAATACCAATATCACTTACTGTACTTTGCATATCAATTCCACCAGTAATTCCTAAAACTCCTGCACTTACATCACTAAAAAATATGCTATCTTGGATATAGATGTCTCCTAATACTTTTATCTCCTTACAAGTAAGAACACCACTATGCCATCCGAATTTATTTCCCATTTTGTTTTTTAATAATTTTCATTATTTTTAACCTCCTTTCAATGTTCTTGAACCATCCACTAAAGTGGAATCTCCTTTTCAAGGACTTCAAGACTTGAAAGTCTCGACTATAAATTTTACATCCTAAGATGTTTTGTTTTTTTTCAAAAAATAAAAAACAAAAAAAAATAAAAAATAAAAAATATTAAATTGAGTTTCCTAATTCTAACTATTTGCTACATCTATGAAGACAATAGCGTCGTCGTGAATAACACTTGCTGCATAATCACAAACTAAACTAACCCTTGTTTGGTCTCTACTTTTGTAATCAAATACTTCGATTCTTGGATCTCTACCATATACTAAAGCACAAGCTTTCTTAGGTTTCATTAAAATACATCTAGTCATAGCTGCTCCGGTAGTTGTTGTACCACCTGTTTGTGAATCATCTGGTGATGTTCCTATGGCTGCTACTTGTTCTACATTATTTGTAACTATAATTCTAATCCCTAAATAGTTTGTTCCAATTTCTCCTGTATGAATTATTTTATCACTTCCATACTCTGCTGCATTCACAAATTGTGAATCTTTATGGAAAACTTCTTGTTGAGCAGGTGCAATAAATAATACAAATGGATCGTCTTGAGTATTTAACCAAGGATTTTTTGTTCCAGAAGCTGTTTCTGTACCACCAGTCCAGTAGTAACATTGTTTCTGTGTTAAGTATCTATATCCTTTTGCTATTAAATCTGTAGTAATAGTATCTCCAGTTGCTAATGTTGCATCAGTTGTTGCATCCCCTCCATAAAGAGTTTGTGCACCAGGTAATGTTCCATCCCCATCTGCTGCATTTCCAATCTGTGTAGCAATATATCTATCAATCTTTTCACCGATAGCATAAGATAATTCATCTCTTGCAGCTTCAACTAAATTTATTGAATTAGTATTAATTGCATAATTTGAAAGTGCAACCCCTGCGTATCTTGGTACGGGTGTAACTGTAACACTTGTTAAATTATCTAATTCTGTGAAAGTTATATCTGCTGTTGTTGGTTCTGTAGCAGTAAACTGCATATCCCCTACATCCTCAGAACTTGTTGCTCCATTTGCTAAATAATTAGATCTTTTTGGTATAACGACATCGTGAATCCCTTTTGGGGCATGTTGAACATTAATCCAATTTAGAAAGAAATGTTGATCTTTTGCTGCATTAACTATTTCTTTTAAAAATAATGCTGGTTGTAACCCATAAAATGTATTACTTGCTCCTTGAACATCACTTGCTGTAGTATATTGTGTTGCTAATTCTTTTATTGAATTTTTCATAATGATATGGTAAATGACCTATTAGTTCCAGAAACTGCCTTTAAAAGTTCTGACATTACTATAACCCCCTCTGAATGATGTTTAGATAAATCTGAAAGTTCTTCCTTTTTTGTTTCTATAGAAAGAGCATTTGGTTCAACTTTTGAATCTGTATCTTTCTTTAATTTACTAATTGTTTCAGAAAGTTCTTTTATTTTCATTGCTTGATTATTATTTTGAATAATTAATTCACTCAATGAATCAAGTTTTTTCAAAATCTCATTTGAAGACATTTCTTTAGATTCTTCCTTTACTTCTTCTTTAGGTTCTTTTGGTTCTTCTTCAGCTTTCACTTCTTCCTTAGGTTCTTCTTTTACTTCTTCTTTAACTTCTTCTTTTACTTCTTCTTTAATTTCTTCAGTCATTTTTTCTTTTTCTAACCTCCTTTCATTAATTGGTAAATTTTCAGATGAATTTTCTTCTTTAGAACTTTTAATTCCAAATTTCTTAGCTGCAGATTTAATTTTAGCCATTGCCTTTGTTTTTTCTGCCTCATCTTTAAAATTAGTTTGATTAAATCTCGCTAAAGCATTCCTTACATGTCCAGCATCAAAAATTGGAAGAGCACTTGAACTAGGTGGATCTCTAGGTGCTGCATAAAATTCTCCAACAGACATTCCTAATTTTTTTCTTTTAGATTCCATTGCAGTAACTTGAGCATTTTCTTCTTTCTGAGAATAATTAAGATAAGCAATTTTTATTGCAGGATTTGTAACTACTGAAAAAGTTCGACAAGAATTTGCGAACCAATCACCCTCTGAATTTTCTAGCCCCATAATCGTTGGAGAAATTCCAAATTTAGCCTTTGCTATTAAAAGTTTTTCTAAAACATCCCGATTATAAAGTTCTAAATCCCCATAAATAATATTATCTTTTAGAATAGGATTTTTTACCCATCCAGCCCAATCATTAATACTTACATCAACCCTTCTTGTATCCCCATAATCTGCATGATCTAAAATTATTGAAATATTATCTTTATTATTCCAGTCTGTATTATTATAAAGTCTTGTGACATCTTCTGGGGTATAAGTAACATCATTCCAAGTTCCGGCAGCCATAATTACCTTATGCTTTAAGGTAGTTGGCAAGGAAATTTTAGTTGGTAAATCATTTTCAGAAAGTTCAATAGCTATAGGGCATCCAACAATTTTATTTTCCATAAAACTTAAAGTACATACTAGTATTTAAATGTTTCTATAATTATCGAAACTTAAGGAATATATATTTATATACTTTTTAATTTATAAATTAGTCATTCCTTCAAGATTTTTTATATAATCTAACAAAATTGTTGGGTCAAAGACTCCTGCTTTTATGTATTCTACAATCCGTTTAGATTTTGTATCAATACTTCCTGCACCAATATCTCCCCAAGTAAATTCTGGGATGGGTCCAAAGTGATTATAAAAAGATAGTCTTCCTAAAATATATTTTTTAAATTGAGCAACTGTTTTTTTAACAGTTTGGTTAAGTGTTAATTCTAAAATTTGCTGTTGATTATTTAATGTAGCTCTATTTGTTGCTTCTCCACTTCCTGCAGCAAATGCCATAGGCATTCCAAGAGATGCAGTTTCATTAACTCTAAGATAATCTAAAGTAGATTGAACTATATCTGATTGTTTCACTTCTAAGGTATTTGGTTTTATCCAATAAGGTAATCCAACATATCTATTAAATTTCATTTTAGAAACTACTTCTGTAGCCCTTTCTACATCTGCTGGCACTGGTTCATGAATTTCATCCCCTACAGAAACAATTACCGGATAAGTTCCACGATCATAAATAGAATTAGTATTTGCTTCTTCTATTTTCATTTTCCTTAAAATTGATCTATATCCTGGTTCAATTAATCCAATACCATAATATCTATCCCCAATTGTATGTAACTTAAAATGGCAAATCTTTTTTGCACTAATAAAAATTTGATTTTCTTTTACAGTAACTTCTTCAGGTTTTAAATCTCCTTCAGCATAATATCCTGAAGCCAACTTATAAACATAACCTATTGGTCTTCCATTTACTAAAACAATATTATCACTACTATCTTTAGCATAATCAATTCTTTTTGGATCAATTAAAAGTAAGTCTAAAATTGTGCTATCAGTCTTTTTATCAAAAACTAATTCAACATAAGCATTTCCATAAACTAATTGATTTAAATAAATTCCTTCCAATAATTCTTCAAATGTTGTCTCTTCCCCAACATTCCCAATATCATCAAAAAATTCCTCATACTTTCTTTTTCCTTTTCCATTGAATTCATAACCTGCAGCCATAATTATTTGAACTGTTTTATTTATGGCATTAAAACAAATAGGGTCTTTCCTATAAGCATATTCTAATTCTTCCATATCTTCTGGAAGTGTAGGGCGAACACTAAGAGAAAGAGGTCTAGGTTCTAATTTATCTTGTTTTGAATAAATTAAGTTCTTAGTACTAGATAATTCTTTTGGAATTATCTTTTCTTCCTGGAGTAAATTTGATAATATTCCCATTATTTCTTAAAGATTCCTTTAATCATTGGAATGATTTTATTTTCAAAAATCCAAAGCCCTAATCCCCAACCAAGCCAAGAGAACCAAGTAAATTTAATTTTAAATATACAAAACAAAGAAAAGTTTAAAAGAATCCCAAAGAAGACTCCATAGATGAATATATCTTTTAAAATTTTGTAATCTATCCCTTTTTTTATTTTTTTAATTATATCACTTTTTTTTCTTATTTTTTTCACTTTTTTACTATTTTTTTCACTTATTTCCTGTTTTTTCTTTTCTAATTCCTTTTTTTTCCTCTCAGAGTTTTCTATTTCTTTTAACTTATTTACATGCCCACGATTAATTTTAACATTTAAAGATTGCTTTTTAAAAATAGGTTTTTCATTTTTTACATCTTCTAAAATTTTTTCTGCATCAATTTCCATTCTTTTATAATGCTTTACTCCTATTTAAATGTTTCTATAAAATGTTTTTTCTACCAAAAACGTGCAGATCTCTGCAAAACTGCTTCTTTCACAGCCATTGCAATAGCCATAACTATATCATCATGAATTGCTGTAGAGATTATATTTGTATTCCCAGTTTTTTGATTTTTAGATTCTTTAAATCCCATTAATTGATCATATAACATATTTGTTAAACGAATTGCTTGAGTATCATCTTTACTTCTAGGGATTATTAGCTTTTTTGAATCAATTATATTTCTTAAAGTATTTAAAAGATCTGTTCTTTCTTTGGGATGAAATTCTTGCTCAGTTATTGGAAGAGCATCTGATCTTAATTCAGTCACCATTACAGAACCTAAATTTGTTTTATCTACTCGAATTCTAATTGGATGATATATTTCATTTAATTCATTAATTCGCCTTTTTTTTCCAGGAGAAAGTAAACCCTTATAAATTTCTATTTTTTTAATTATATAAAATCCATCTATTTTATCAATAGTTGCATAAGCATCAAAATCTGCATTAGGTCCCTTTGAAATTGCAAAGTCACATCCAAGATAAGACTTTCCCTCTATCTCTGTAGAGAAAGTTCTCTCGTAATCAAAGCAGGAAATGATTGCTTTTTTTGAGAAAAAGGCATGCTCTGATTCTGCTTGAGGATTACACATATAGTTTTTTTCAAAAAATTCTTCACCAATTTCTAATTTCTTTTTCATTAAGTCTTCATAAGAGAATCTTTCAGTCCAAATACTAACTGGATTCCCATCAGAACCCATAACTATTGCAGGACAATTTTGAATTACATACTTTCCTTTACTTCTTACTTCAATTACTCCCATCAAGTCTGTAACCCCCTCTGGTGTGGAAATTAGAATAATTTTACCACCAGGATTTAATCTAGGAACAACGTAGTCAAAGTAAATATCTGTATCATCATAACTAGCAGCTTCATCTAAAACAATTATATCCCCCCTGTATCCTTTTATGTTCTCAGAGTAAGGTCTATTTATTATTGAATTTTTATTTGAAGTAACAAGTTGAGTCTGGCTCCAGGTCTTATCTTTATCCTTAGGAATTAATGTTCTTAAGATCTCGTTATCTTCAATGTAATATCTAATTTGCATTAAAAGAGCATCTTTAGATTGAGCTATTGTTTTTGAAACTAAAAGAATTTTTTTGTTTGTATAATTCCAAATAACCCAGAGTGGATATGCTACTCCCGTAATTGTAGTCTTAGAGAATCCTGATGGAGCTCTAATTAAGACTCTATCATTGTTTTGAATTAAGTGAAACCAATTTAATTGATATGGATGTATTCCCCCGTAGTCTGTTATTCCAAGCATTTGCTCGCAAAAAAATTTGAAATCTAATTTACATCTAACTAAGAAATCTACATAATTCATATCCCCAATTATTTCTATTTTAGTTCTCATCAAACAATTTTTTCATTAAATTATTTAATTGGGAATCATTCGCCCCAGAGTTTATGGCTTTTGCAATTAATTGCCATTTAGGGTTCTTTAGCATCTTTTTTGCCTCTTTTTCTCCTTTGTCTGTTATAGTTGTTTCTAGCTTATTTTCTTTCTTATTATATCTTTCAGAGAGATAGCCTTTTTCTGCTAATTTTCCTTCTATCCAGATTGTGTTTAGATCTTTCATATTTATTTTTAATTTTAAATTTTTAATTCTCTATTGTACTCTTCTTCAACTGGAAGTAAAATTACTTTGAATTTCTTTCCAATTAATTTCTTTGATACATAAATCGCCCCAGACGTAGGTAGTTTACTCACTCGTTTTTCCAGAATATATCCTTTAAGTAATAGTCTAGCTAATTTGATTTCTTCTATTACATACTTATTTGATTTCATTTGATTTTATTTAATTTGATTTTTTAAGTTTATTTAATTTTATTCCCCCCACTTTTATCAAGATTTAGTTCTTTATAAATATTTTTATAAAATTTTATATAGATAAAATACATAGTCTAATTTGAAATTTCGTGAATTTAGGTGGTAGTTGCCACTATTAGTATCCTATCATCACTCTCTCGTGAATTCACTACTAATCAGTAACTAATCACTACTCTCTAATGTATTCCTTTATAAGTATATAAGATATAATATAATATATAATAGATTATATAATCATTTATAAACAATACTATATTTTATATCTTATAATAGAATAAATACAATCAAATAATAAATAAATAAATAAATATACAAATATATAATTATATAATAATCAAATGATAAAAAGATATTACACGATTACAAAAGGAATACTTAATATAAGAATAAAATACTATCCTTTCACTAAGATAGAACAAGAACTAAATGATGCAGAGAAAAGATACTATCATAAAGAATATTATAATAAGATAATGGATACATATATAAAATGAATAAAGAAATA